CCACTGCACATGTTTCTGATCCATGTCCTCTGTGTCCTGCTCATCTGCACTGACGTAAGGTAAACTATGCTTGGTGCAATAGTCCTCGTAAACAACAGTGAGAAAATCAATTGAATCCATAAAAAAATCCGAACATGTATACATCATACACGATCGGATATAGTTTGAAGGTGTTAGTATGCCAGTTTAGAAACTGTCATCATACTCATTGACTTCTCGTTTAAATTTTGCTACCTTTTTCTTATGTGATCTCCTAATATTCTTTACATCATATCCAAAGTCTTCAAAATCATCATTTATTAAATTGTACTTAGTCTTGTCGCCTTGATGACGCTTGCCCATTGATTAGAATTGGTTGTTATACCGCAAATACGTGATTTATTTAGTGATATCAACTAGTTTACCTTCTTTAATACTACTATTAACTAGTTTACCAATAGATTCTTTATTATTGAGAGTATTTGACACTAATTCATTGAAATCTACTGTATTATCACAGCTAAATTCATAAGTCTTGTCAATATTACTCTGATATGTAACATATACTACACTTTCATCTACTTTCAGTGTATTAATAGCTGAACTATCAAGGTTTTCGTAAGTTTTCACAAACATATTAAAGTTTAATTTTATAAAAATCTTAAAAACTCAGTTTTTTGACTTTTTAAGAAAAATGAGATTCCCAAAAAACTCAAAAAGTCAAAAAACTGAGTTTCCGAGTCTTTTGGAGAACCATACTGTTATTATAACAGACCGCTGAGGGATTTGCAAGTGTTTCTGAGGGTTATTGTGCCACTAAAAGAACTGGCACACTTCTCCTTGACTTTCGGTAGGTAGCAGGCTAAGGTAGCGTCTCCAGAGTATCTTCACAGTATCTTCACAGTACCTACACCCCATTTAATTAACCTTTTATTACTTATTGATTATCAATAAGAACTCTTATTGAGAACCATTGGTATGACTGACGCGCAAGCACCTCTGAAAACCTTGTTGAGAATCAATAGCAATGGGTGTTAACCAAAACCCTTTGTTGTACTATGTTGTTGCATATCCATGACACTTACGGTAGCATTATGTGTGTCTGCTTGTTGAAACCAATGTGCTCTGAGATGTTCGTAGTCTTCAAATGCATAGGACCTATCATCAGGATAGTTAGCAATGTAGAAGTGTCTATCATATGGTTCGTTTGATGTGCATGTAAACCAATCTGATTGTTTAATTGTAGGAGTCATCCGAATGAATCAACGTTGTAATGAGTACGTACTGGACGTGGTTGTTTGTTGTTAGCAGCTATAGTTTTAGCATTCATGTATATGCGTAGCAATAGTTCACTTGACATTCTTTTTTGCTTTGAAGTACAGTTTGTAGTAACGTTGTTTGATTTCATTGAGTGTGTCCATGTCATCTTTAAATCCCATGTATTTGAGATTTTGGTATGATCCTTCGAGATCACTTATGAGTAGTAGGAAGTTAGTTGGTGTGTGTGGTCTACTATTAAACTCATAGTAGTCAATTAATGCGATTTGCGTTCCTCCCATAGGTATACAACATAACATCCGAGTATGACCCAGAATAGTATTTCAAGTGCATAATTGTTCATGATTTCAGTTTGTATAAGAAGTCCTTAAGTTTCCTATCAACTTCATTATGAGTATTACGATGAGTAGCTTTAGTGAACTCAGTTGTCCTATTGAGGCATAGGATTAAGTATTCACATTCTTCTGGTGTAAGTCTCATGATTGTGTTGTGTAATCAATTTCTACTGAATATGCATCATCATATTCTATCACACCGAAATGTTCTTGTTCAAATTGTTCTTGTACTTCCATTTCTTGCATTAACTCTTCGTTATCCATGGTCGTAATGTAGTTGAGTTCACATCTAATTATACCACAAATCAATCCTTGTTTGCAAGTGGTACAGTAAACTGATATCGAACTGTTTCAATACCCTGAGAATTCAGGATGTATACAGTCTGACACTTAACATTCAGGACATGTTCTAATGCTTCAATGAGTTGTTCTTTTGTATCTTGTTGCACAATAACTTTAGGTAACATAGCGTTGAGTTCGGACTGAACCTGTTAATGGATCAGTGATAGGGACGGACGTATAACATTGTAGTTTGTAATCCTTTGGTTGTAAGTGTTGACGTTCAATCTGATCTACGGCATGATCAAAACACATATACCAACTCAGGTTAAATTTACCTGTACGTGGCTCCATACGCCATGGCATAGAATAATGTGGGAACAAACTCTTATCCTTACAACGTGTGTGTTTCACACCACGATCTTTCTTACGACTCGAAGCAGCTTTGGTAGATCCAGTCGTAGTACGAGTCGAAGTCTTGGTCTTCGATGTGTTCCCTGATTGCTTGCTCTTTGTATTCAGAGACGCTAAGTTCTTTTCTAATGACGATACTGTTGTCGCCTTTGATTTCCCAGATGAGCGTGTCACCTTCTTTCCAGTCGAGTTCTTCGCGGATGGTTTGCGGGATTTCAACGTAGAGGTCGTTTTCTGAACCATATTTGTGAGTAAGTACAATGAGTTTTTGCTTATTTGATATATCCATTGATCTCCAACCATTCACGAGTCATAGGTGTCGGTTCATAAACTGTCCACATTTCACCCTTTGCACAAGCTTGAAGTGCTTTCATAGTCATATGTTCAGTTCTACCCGCCCATTGTGCTTCTGCTTCCCATGGTACTGCATTCTCAGGATATGTACGCTCTGCCATGACACGCCATAGCATAGGAACTTCATCCTCTGGCATAATAATAGCAATCATACTATTATCAATTGTTCCCGCCATACAATCCTGTGCAGCGTGCCATCCTTCGTGTCTCATTAACATCATCAGTGTACCAGGATCACCCATCCAATCACGATTCAAGTAGAAGTTGTTACTGACTGTGTGATAGACACCACGATGTGTACGAGGGAAATACTTTGAATCAGCAAGGAATACCTTGACACCGATTTGATTCAGTGTCATCAACATCGTGTTGAATTCTTCTGAGTGTTGTGTGTATGCTTCTGTATTCGGATACTCATTTGAGATATCTAATAGAGTGAAGACTTCATCAACATCCTCTTTACACTCACGCAATAACATACAACCCATGGCGTCGTATGATTTAAAACCTTGCGTGATCTTGTCTTCATTAGCTAGTGCTACACCTGACAATCCTAAACATAATCCTGCAGCGATCATTTGCCGCATTAATTGACGTGCATGTTCCATGAAATACTAATCCTGTCTTCTTGAGTGTTGTTCTTTGATACACGATGTACTAGATTAGATGGGAAGATGAGACCAGTTCCTTCTATAGGATTAAACCACATAGAAGTGAACGCGATCATACTCTCCTTGATGTCTGGTTTCATCGCATCTAGTAGTTTAACTTGATTGAAGTAGTTTGGATTCTCAATCTCAAGCCTACCACAATCACCTTCAGGAACTTTCACATAGAATACAGCAGCAAGATCACATCCTGGATGAGTATGCTTATGATTGAATGAACCTTCAGTATTCACATTATACCACACATTACCAATACTGTACTGTAGTTCTTCATTAAGAAATTGTGTCATAATATCATTGACACTCTCAAACAGCACCTTTGGTTGTGGTTCTTGAGTTGGAGACTGCCATCCACCTTCGTTTGATAGACTGACAGACTCAGTTGTTTCCATCACAGAGTAAATGTTATCCACCATCTGCTGACGTTGATCAGCAAAGTCGGACACACCAAATTGTAGAATGGGAGAGGGGAACGCTGAAATACAATTAACTGTCATCAGTTAGCTTCCTCATCATATTAATTTTGTGTAGGATGACTTCTGCTTGAGCATGGTTACCATTGTTACTCTGATTGATATAATCAAGTATCAATGTCTTCATGGTGTCATCAACCTTCTGTGATTTCAAGGAATCGTTCTTTGAGTTCATCCTCGTTAGTGAATAATGTCTGCTCGTTATCTAGTTGATCAGGGTCCATCCATTCAAAGAACTCATCAGCAAGGCATAGCGCATTGTCAATTTCATCGTTCTCCATGAAATACCTGAAACGTTCTACTACCCAATCATAAATGTCATCACGTTGCTGGGAAATGCGGAGTACGTCTTCGTTGTTCATTTTTTGATGAGAGTAAGTGTGTTTGACAGGTGATCGTACTGGATGAATTCTACATCCTTAGGCAGCATACGGTTGAGTGCTGAGGCAAAATCGTTAGGAAACTTAGAGAATGCTCGCCAATACCGTTCGACACCTTCATCATCCAGATCAGCACGAGGAGCAACTGAAATAGTATACTCACCTCGTGTGTGACGATTCGAGAATGGTTCAACTAGCGTGGTGATATACTCAGCTAGTGGGTTTGGTTTACTCATTTAACAAAGACCTCGTTGTTGTGTTCAATAGTTAATCCTTGTGCTTGTACAAGGAGTTGGCACATGTGTGCAACATACTCAATATCATCCTCATCTGGTTCTAAATCGAAGGAGTTGTCCCAATCGACAGAACCATCTTGGAATACAGCAGCACCATATGGAGTGCCGTCATCATCTAATGCATAAGCGTTACCTTCGGCAACGAGATAGAAATTAGGAGAAGACATGAGATTAAAAGCAGGGTGACCTATGTAGTATAATGTATAATGGGTTGGGTGTCAACGCAAGTAGAGATACCCACCCGCCCAGTCGCAGCGACTCAAAACATCTTCCCTACTAGCGGAATCTAGCAGATTACCACGGACATGCTTTGCAGGAGCACGCCATCCTGCTGGTTTGTAGAGTTCACCAGTCTTTTTGTCAACAAATGCATGGACACTACTGCTACCAGTACAATCATTCATGATGACCTTGAGATACTTACGTCCAGTTTCAATGGTGAAGCTGTAGTCAGGTTTCTCAGCAATCTCCTTAGCGCGATTAGTGTAGTATTCTGCTTCTGATTTTGTTTCTGCAGTGAGGGCGCTGCGCTTCATAGAGTGTGTATTGTACTCAATGAAGTTTTGAACGAGTGCTTCACAGAGAATCTCAGTGTAATGATATACATTTGCCGCGTCGTCTGCTCTATCTTGAGCAGTGGCAGCGAAGTCAGCGAAGGAAGATGTGGTCATGTGTCTTTTGTGTTGATGTACTTAGTATAGCAAGGTAGGAAGCGATTACACGCTACCTTGTGCAACTTCTGCAAGTGGCACACGCTTAACAGTGAGACGACGCCATCCACGCACTTCACGAATAGAATTAACCACATCATTCACCACATTGTTGTGCTGACGGTTGAGACCGCGCAGTGACTTGGTAGGACGGCGAGTGATATAGAAAATGCTAGTGGTCAGATCTTCGTTGCAGATGCTGATCTCGTAAGCGTTAGGCATGGGTGGTGTCCTCTTGATGTCCTTATTATAGGGTCAATCAGTGACCGTGCATCCTCTGGTGTGGCAGTTTGCCATTTGTCACACGACTGTTCAACTGAGACAGGAGTTCGTCTACAGTGATTTCTAATTCTGCTGCTGCTGCTTCCTCCCATTCTCGGTTGCTCTTAGCAACAGCGGCGATAACATCAGGTTGTGATGCCATTTTTTCAATAAAGGTGTCGAAGCTAGTCATTTGTTCTAGGATTGTTGTGAAGTTGGTGTTGAAGTTGATCGTGTAATTGAATATCATCTACATGATTCTGCCTCGCAAGTTTCTCGCTAACTTTGGGATCTGTATCCCACATCATATCAATAATGAAATTGACCTGATTAACGGTCAGTTCCATAGAACGGGTATTCATAGCAATAATAGGTTAAAGGGGCGTTGCAGTCGCTCCTAGATGCCTCTCAGCAGACACAGGAGAAACCAGAGTAACGGTCAGGACACTTATCAGTGTGAAATGCAGTAACATCTGCACCACCAGCGATACGTGAGTTGACCTCATGAGAGAAAGTCAGTGCTGTAATAGTTGACCATGATACCATGTCCTTACCATAATCGGAAGGGAAGGTCACACGCTTGACAAAACGCTTAACACATGTTTTAATACCATGAACATCACATGCTTCAGCAATGAATGCTTCAGGGAAGAAGTCAACGATACAGACAGAGTTAGTGAGTTGCATTGGGTGCTCCCTTGATGACCTCTTTATTATAAGGGGTGCGGGGGTCATGCGGAGGGTCGAGTGGACACTAGCTCAACTGTCACCCATGGTTGTCCATAAACTCATCGAGTGTGTAACCTTCACCAGTTGATGTTTCTTCAATCAGTTCTTCAATATTGAGAAACTCCATCTTCAAACGATACTCCTCTGGTGTATCATCTTCTGGATCATAATCATCATGGCAGAGATACTCCCATTCATGAACGAGTGCATCAATCAATTGTTCTTTGGTGTAAGTCATTAGCTCAATTGTCATTGAAAATAGGAATGATGTCAGTTTTTGCGTGTACCGTTCTGTTTATGTGCTGTTCCCACGCTGCGGCATCGTCCAAATTGTAAAAGATCGCTTGCTGGCGGGACGTGCCCTTCTTTTTTGTTCTCATCCATACAACAGCGTATTTCATGCCAATAAGGAGGGTATACTAAAATGTTAACATAATGACGACCCCACCGCGAGTTTGCTGACTCAGGCAGTGGGATGTCTCTGAAGCAAATCGTTAGATAAGCATCATCGATGAAAGAAATGTAACCTGTAATGTCACGCCATTGTACAGGTTGAAGTAATGCAAAGTCACTCTTTTTCATCAAACAACTTACGATCTTTGTTCTGTGGTTTTGGTAATCTGAACATCTCTTTGAGATCATTCAGTTCATTCAGTTGTGTCTGCAGTCTATCGATTTGTGCCTGCAGAATCTGAAAATTCTGATCGTTGTTGTTCTGTACTGAATTTTGCATCTGCAGCATATTCTGAAGTGCTGCTTTGAATTCCTCTTCGTTCATTGTGAATCAAATTAGTAAGTTGCCGTTCTAGTTCGACCTCAACCATGATAAGTTTATTAATCATGTAACCGTGATAGTCAATGCCATCAATCAGTTTGGTCACAGTATGTATATCCTGTAATGCAAGCAGGATTCTCTCTTTTTTGTCCATCAAAATCTATCAGGAAGAGGACTATAACCAAGCATGTAACTTTTTAGTTCTATGTAACGTGCTCGATGTTTTTCATGATAGTCTGCTAGCTGTTGAATAACTACCAGCATTTCTTCGTATACGTATCGTGGATCAGTATTGTCTCCAAAACCATCTTGAAGATAGTCTTCGATACATTCTTGTAATCGATCCCTACGATGTTCTTCATAGGTGGTATCAGCACCAACAATAGGTGTGCTCATAAAAGTTCCTCATTACGACGACGGTCTAAGTATTCAATGATCTCTCCACGCCATTCTAGCAGTTCATGATAGCATTGCTGATCATGTGCAGCTTCACGTAGCTTATGATCTGGTTTTAGAACACTCTCATAAAAAATAAAGAATGAATCTTTGCGTTTTTCTTCCTTAGTAGTGTCCCAGTCCATATTATACTCGGTTTCTAGTGGTTTACAGTGTTTTAAGGGGAAATCGAAACAAATTAATTTACAGTTGGAGGACCAGCAGGACCCCAACCATCATCTTCAGGCACACAATCGTCTTCGTCTACCTGATCAATTGATCCAATGTCACAAACTGGCACCTCATGCTCACCACCAATCAAATACCATGGCATAATATCTCCATGGTATTCAGGATGAGCAGCATAATGTGTTGTGTATTCTTTATCACCAATATATTTGATCTGATCCTCAGGGATTGAATTTTCCCTCAGAATAGCTTGGATCTGCATATGTGTGAGTTCTGGTTTGTTAGGAACCTTCATAGTTTAATGCTGGATGAAGACATACTACCACACCATCAATGGCGTGTCAACCTGCAGGTGGTGTTGGATCTGCGTTAACGTATGGGATGCCACCATTAGGTTTGATCACATATGCTGGAATGTGATGGTCAGCATCAGGGCAATTCTGTGGTTGTGGGAACCAGTCGTAACAACTGTCCACTGCAGTCTGCTCATTGGGGAAATAATAGTATACTGTCTTTAGTTCAAAGATCCTATCGATCTCTGCTTCTGGCATGATATCCTCATACCACGTAAAGACTTCTGCTTTCTTTGTAGTAGACAGTGTGTGATACTTACTATTATCAACAACAATAACACACTTATTAGCTACAGCAGCATAGTCTGCTACTAGCATTGCTTCTGTTTTGGGATTAAATGAAATTAACATTACCCGATCTCTCCGTCTTCAATCATTTCTAGAACAGTATCAAGGGAAGCATCACCTGTTGCTGGTTTGTATACCTTGGTAACAGGCATGTCATCGATTGCTGCTGTAGAGATTGCAATTGCAAGATAATTAGTAATTCTATCCGCAAACTTACTGTATACTACCTGATTCATTCTATAAAAATGATCATTTTGATCAGATAGATACTCCTTGCCATCTGCCATTGCTTCATGCTTAGATGGTGTTACTGGGAACACAACCATGTTAGCAGCAATCTCTTTTTGTTCGTCTGGCATATCTCTTAGCTTCGCACGATATGCTCTCCAATTTGTTTTTTGATCATCAGTGAGTGGTGCATCACCTAGTTGTGTCCAATCACTGTCACTAAGTAAGAAGTTTCTAATTAGTGATACCTTATTCCAGTTAAGAATAGCAGACTTAGCAAACTGACCTGCTAGTGATCTCTCTAGATCATTCTCTTGTCCTACTCTATACTCTGTATACTTCTCCATGAGACGAGTACATAGAGTATCTACTTCACTGGGGAAAGGTGATAAGTCAAACTGATAAGAGACCCACTTGTATACACCAGTCTTTTGCTGACGTTGATACTTGGTCTTGTTCATTTTTGTAGTACCATCCTTGTACTTAACAAAGACTTCTAACTTATCTTTATCAGAATCCCATAGAGGATACAGGATAGGAACAATGTTTGCTACCCAATATTCATCGTCAAATGTTTTGATAACACCGTCTACTTGAATGTTCTTATCAAATGCATTCAAGTATAATGCTGTTTTTGCTGGTGATGCGATTTCCATGTCTATACTGTTTTATGAATCCATCCTGTCAAGATGTATTTATCTTGTGAGAACACAGTATTTCCTCTGTGTGTATGAGTAAATCCTGCTGGCCAGATTACAATCCTACCTTTCTTCGGTTGAATCCTACGTTTTTGATAGATAAACTCTGTTTCTGCTTCACCATCAGGCATATCATTAAGATAGATTGTCCATACTAACTCACGACTAGCAGCAAAATAAGATGATGTTTCGTAATGCCATTCATGATAACCACCACGAGGAGGTGTTAGTTGAAACTTAATAATATTTGTAAGCATCTTTGTTGGTTTCAATGCAGCATACTCAATGACATAGCTTGAGACACAACATTTTAGATATTCTCTTACTTGATTAGATAAATGACTCTCGTGCTCATTAAACAAGTATTGAAAGTCACTACGACCTAACTTAGCACTTGGAAACTGTGTAGAACCATTGTCTACATTCATCCAACCATTATTGTGTCTTGCCTCTAGACATTTACGAATGATATCATCACACATTTCTTTTGGCATGAAACCATCCCATACACCGATAAAGTCACGAAAATCACCAACCAGTTTCTCTGGAGGAAATATAAATTGTTCTGCCATTATTTTAGATTGCCTTGATCAAATATTTTACTCTATGATACTTAGTAATTAGCGGAATATCACTTTCTGATACAACCGTTGCTGTAGTAACAATAGGTGTAGATGATGACATTGTAAACGTTCCATCCGTAACTGTCAAGGCTGCATCTCTTGCAGTAACCTCACGTCTTACTTGACTGATACCTACATCCGAGTTAATTGGAGCTCCAGCATCATCTAAGTTACCTTGTAGAGATGCGCCGCCAGTAGATATAAAAGTATTTTGTGTTGTTGGAGCATAGAATAATGTAATAGCAGCAAGACCATAGTTATCAGCACCAGCTGTAGCATTGTCATTTGCACCATTTGGTCTATCTTGTGATAATATAAGTGTCATGCCATCGTCTCTGATGGGAGAACCTTCTGCTAATGGTATATCAATTGCTTGCCATCCAGATTCACTACTAGAAGCAAGTAAGATTTCTTGGAACAGTGTAGTGTTTGTTGATCCTTGTTTTTGATAGTATAAATTTATCGCTTCATCTGGTGTTTCACCACCATTAACTGAATTACCCCTAATAATAGTAAACCTTATTGCATTTACAGTTGATAATGCAAGTGTTCCTACTACTAATTGTCTATCACCACTTGCTGCAGTTGCAGCACCAGTAAATTTAATATACTGTGTGATTTTATTTTGTCCTGCAAAAGGAATATTTGCGGATGAGAATCCAGCACTGTTACCAGTACCAATACCAAAACCAATTTGTTTTAGATTATCATCAGTAGAAGATTGCCAAATATTTCCATCTTTAGGAGCACCACTTGGTGTACCATTTGCAGATCCATCATAATACTTACCAGTTGGAATTGTAGTTTCACCTGGTAGTGTAGTACCTGCTTCTTGACCAGCATATCTCACATAAACTTGACCATTACCACCATCTTGTGCTAGTCCACCACCATTACCAGCAGCTTGTAATGTTGCAACAACAGGAGCAACAATGTCATTAATTTCAATAGAAATTGTTGCACCTTGACCACCAGCACCACCAACAGGATCATATTGTAGTGTTGTTCTACTGAATTGAATTTTAACAAAACCATTTGATGATGGGAGAGCACCTACAGAATCCAAACTTACAGCACCAGACCAGAAATCAGTTCTATATGCTGAAGCACCACGACGACCACCTGTACCGCCACCATTACCATTGTGACCGACACCTGCCTGACCACCTACACCACCCGATGCTTGTCCAGTGACACCACAACCACAACCACCACCTGCACCAGATCCTGCGGTACAACTACCAGAAGATCCGTTAGCACCATCAGTAAAGTCAAGAGCACTACTAGATGCGATTAGACCTTGAGAAGAAGCTTGATTGTCTCCACCAGGATAGCAACCATCAGTAGTACCACCACCGTTGAAACCACCACCTGATCCACCGCCGCCGCCTCCACCGCCAGCTCCAGCAATAGCAACACCATCATAAAATAAACCTGTAACACCACCGCCACCGCCACCAGTTGCGCCGTTACCCCATGCACCAACACCAGAAGATCCACCTTGGGTTCCACCAGCACCATTTCCTCCACCAGCAGAACCTGCTTCAGAACCAGTTCCATTGTTACCATCTACATTGTTAAATCCAGCTCCACCACCTTGACCAATTTCCCAATTTAGTGTTCCTCCTTGCTGTTGTAATGATCCTATTAATCTTGCACCTCTACCACCATAACCACCACTAGCACCAGTCTTGCCACCAGTTGATGTTGGCCAACCTGGCCATGATGCACTACATCCAGAGTTAGCATTTGGGTTGCCAGAACCACCACCACCGCCACCTACTTGAATGCTAATACTTCTACTTTGCTCTCCTGCAGCTGCAACAGGGACACTCCAAGAACCATTGCTAGTAAATGTTTGTTCTGGTTCATTAATTGTAGCTTGGAATCCAGTTGCTTGACCATTGCCACCTTTGTTGAAAGCTTGTGGACTTTGACCTCCACCACCACCAAGAGTGAAAGACGTGGAAGATCCACCACCACCGCCTTGTTCACCATCAATACCTTCTGTAATTGTAATATTAAATCTACTATCTGTTGCTAATGAAGCAGGGATTGATAATGTTCCACCATCTCCAGCTGCACCACCACTATTTCCAGCTTGTCCACCTTTACCACCAAATGCAGTGATAGTATACAATTGACCATCAACGTCAAGAGTAAGTGAAGCGGATCCACCATCTGAACCATCGTTATCACTATCAGCACCGCCACCACCAGGTGCGGTCATTACTGCTTCAATTCCAATAACATCACCTAATGATGGTGAAGGAACACTAATAGTTCTACTTTCTGGTGATGTGATAATATCTTCCTTTAGAGTAGTAGCATTTCCTGGAATTTCAAACTCTGCTTGCTTACCACCAACTAATGTGTTACCATCAACAACATATACTCTTGGTGCTTGAGTAGTTTCAGTCTCTACAAAATATCCATTTGCTAATTTTACATTTGCACCTGCTCCAAGTGTAGCTGGACTAATACCAGGAATTTCTCCTGTTCTAGGTAATACATTAAAATTCGCTCCACCTAATCCAGGAGCAATAACAGTAAAGGTGCCACTATATGTAAGTGGAGTTGCTCCACTAACAGAAATGTTATCACCTACACCAAATCCATGATTTCCATCAGTATTGATAGTAATATAACCAGTACCAGAATCATATGTCATTGTCAATAGATTCAAAGCTGCAGATTCTGATACAGAATAGTTGTAAGATGCATCTCTATCACCAATTCCAGGAACGTTTCCATATGTTGCCATGGCAGCACTTGGTAGTGCTGTTCCAATAATACCATGAGAGTGTCCTAATGCAGATCCAGAAGCACCTTCTGGTTCAAACAGACTGATGTTTGCTCTACCATTAATATAGTTAACAGCAAATTTATCTACTTCAGATGGTCCTAGCTCTGCTTGTTTGGTTTCATCAACCTCTACCGATAGGATTCTATGGTTATGCTCAGGTGGGAATGGGAATGTATAGTCGTCCATTGGACCCACTCTATACTTAACACTACCAACAGTGTATGCAGTAATGTCAGCAACAATATCACTGTATCCTGTTGTTTTTACGTCACCAACGTTAAAAAATTCTCCACTATCAATCAGTGTGTTCTTAGCAATGTACCACTGTCCACCAGTTTGTCCTACAAAGTTATTAATAGCATTTTGTGGTGTTGCTGTACCAGCACCATTAACATTACCAAATCCTAAAATCTTCCTATTTCTATAATCTGGTAACTTGAAAGTACCAATATTATAAGGATAATCTCTAATAGAAAATGATTTTTGAATTACAATTTGTGGATGTAATGCAGAAGATGGAGTAACAAATGACCATGTATATTGTGATGTTGGGAATGTAGATACATCAACAGTATCAGGAACTACTACTTCATATGCAAACTCATCTGTTTGTGCCTGACCACTTACATCTTCAGTTGGTTCTTTTAATGAATAAAAAGTAGTTGTATTAAAAATGCCATTAGCTGTGGGAAACTGTCCCAATAACTCAAATCTCATTGCAGAGTTATAAGGATAAGGCATCTGTACGTTTACCTTATCATTAGTAGCATCCTTATAAAACTGAAAGAATACTTTATTGTTAATAATATATGATCTTCTTAATCCACCAGGATTTGCAGATTGAGTAATAGTTACCGCAGCTGCGCCACCATATCTATTTCTGATGATAGAATATAATTCTGGATAGTCTCTGATATTTACTTCACTGCCATCACAATATAGATGACTTTGATAACTATATTCTGGATTCTCACCATCAGTCTGTTGATCAGTACCAACAAACACAGGAAGAATCGTACCAACAGGGGTGTGTTTTCCACCCTTATCAGACAAGTAATTAGCGTATGAATCCCTATATGATGCCATCTGTTTAATACTTAATCAAAAACTCTTGAACTAAAAATGGTTGAATATAACCATCTGCTTTATTTTCTTCATTGATATCTATCTGAATAATAGATACAATGTCTGTAGCAGGAACGTTTACCGCATTTGTTTTTACCTCATAGGTATGATCATCTTGTTCAAAAGGAACAAAGTGTCTGTGATTACATTCATTACCAAATGATTCTACATCATTAACTACATTATTAACTGCACCAAAAGTTGCTACGTTTGGTTGAGAATCAAAAGGAAGTTGAGTTGCTTGACTGACAGTTGATGGTGTATAGTTAGCATCTACTTGCACTAAACCATCTTTATCATTACAGTAAATAGGACCAATAATACATGGGTCTTCAACAGTACATCCCATAAGACCACTGTAATTGATATTACCACATTGTCCGCTGTCTTCATTCCAAACAGCAAATCCACCTTGGGATCCACCAGTAGCACAACCAAATGTACCTTGATCAGGAATATTTCCAGGAATCAAACACTTACTTTGTTGATCAAAAGTACAACCAGACCAACATGCACCATAATAAATTCTTTTGTTACCACCGAAAATACATCCAGCAGGACCATTAACTCTTTGTGTCTGAGATGCTTTCTCAATAGAAGCTACTGCTTGACATAATGGTTGAGCAGTATTGTTTGCCCATGGCATAATGCATAGAGTAGATTTGGAAGTATATGAGTTTCTACCAAAAATACCAAACTCATTATTATTAGAAGCAG